AGAAAATCAGCTTAATGGTATGGAAGAAAAAATAATGTGGAAAAAGGATGAATGTGTAAGGAATAGGAATATTGCTATTTTTCGTGTCTTAAGAGGAACTGGAATAAGAGAGTCTGAACTTGCTGGTTTGGATTTATCAGATTTGCATTTAGATGAAAATAGTGAATATATTGATCTTAATGATATGTCACATATTATGGTTTTACCAAAAGGATATCAAAGAGAAACTGAAAAAAGACCTGTATATCTTACTGGATCTGCTCTGAAAGCATTAAGAGAATGGCTAGAGTATAGAAACACATTGAATAATATTGTAGACAAAGAAGCAGTTTTTATTAATAAGAATGGCACACGTACCACGGAAAGAAATATCAAACAGATATTTGAGAATTATGGAAATGGTATTACTCCACATATGATGCGACATTATTATGCTAGTATAATGAATCAGAATGGAAATCTTGCATTTGTGCAACAACAGTTGGGGCATAGTAGTGTAAATACAACAGTTAATAATTATGCAAACGGAGCTGTTGGAATGAAAGAGAAATTGATGGAGATGTGATTATGGTTAAATATATTGGAAAGAAAATCAGAACTGAAAAGAGAATAACAGTAAGAGGGCTTGCGAAAATGTCTGACATTGCACCAAGTACAATCAGTAAATGGGAAAATGGAAGTGCTGTTCCTGACTTAGCTGTACTTGATTTGGTTGCTAAAGCAATGGAAGTGCAACCATTTGATCTCGTTAAATTTATTTATTAGTGTCGTTGGTGAAAATATCATTTGGTGTGCAATTTAGTGCATGACATATTTTCTCAATGGTGTCAAGTCGAATACTTTTTGTGTCACCATTGCAAATATTGCTAATATTATTGTTAGAAATTCCTGTAACCTTAGATAACCAATATGGAGTTTTGCCTTGTTTTTCAAGAAT